GTTCAGTTCTTTGATCATGATGCCTTCAAATCCTGCGTTTACCATATCATTAGCATAACGCTTCAATTGATTTTGACCTTCAACACTATTCAAGTCAACCTTGATATGCGGAAGCAATTCTACATTGGGCATCTCGTCAATGATAGGACGCAACTTTTCAAGTATGTCAATACGCTTGTGTAGTTGTGCGTTCCAATAGCCACGACCCCAGTCATCGCTAGGAATGATATCAAAGACATTGAACACGCTATCTGTCGCATTGACATCTTCTTTGCGACGAGCCTGACGCATCAATTCTTGAAATGTACGACCAGTGACTTCACCATCAAGCCAGAAGCCATACTTCAATGTACGATCACCATTGGCAGCAACTAACTTGTGAAAGTTCTTTTGAATCTGCTCTTGAATGTGACCAAAGTTTTCAAACACTTTACCATTGCGGCTATAGCAAACACTATGAGCGGATCCCGTTACATGTAACAATACACGCACGCCGTCGAGTTTAGGCTCAAGTCGCTTGATGCCACTCATCTCTGGGCGACCTTCACAGTTAGTCGCTAACTGGCAACCAAAGATAGGAATTTCATACCTACTACCCTTGACAACTTTGTTGAAAGTCTTATCGCTGATGCCGCAACGCAAATCTTTACGAATTACATTACGACAAAAGTTATTCCATTCGTCGCTGTCAAATCGTTCAGCCATAGCCTGCACACTATCACGGGCATCGTTGCCAGTAATACCGCGGTTAGCTAAATCACCAAGAAGTTCATTGAAGTCATCCCATGGATTATCACGACCAGTAATGCCCTCACTAATCTCGGGCACTTGTCGCAAACCAAATGTAATATACGGATTGTAGGCAACATGAACAAAATGTAAAAACCATTTACAACTTTCGTTTTCTAGTACAGCCATTTCATAAGCCTGCTTGATGACATCCTCTTTGTGAAGGCGACTGTCACTTTCGTTCAACTTATGAATCCAATATGCCATGCTCATCGTTGTAACTCCATCCACATTAGAATCTTATCAATTGTCTCGCATATCTCAGGGTAATTCTCACGCTTGTCATAGTTACCCCACATCTGTACATAGCCATCTTTGACTCTACGATTTTTATAATGTTCGATACGATTAGGTACCCAGCCTACTTGATACTTATAACCTTTTGTTGGACTGCCATTAATCAATATCACGCTATCAATAACTTTGTGACGTTGATGATGATCCCATTCATAACGATAATATGTACAGTAAGCACCCCAAACACGACCGTCGAGATGAACACAAAAATACTTGAAGTCGCTCGGCACATCGTAAACATGACCTATGTATTTGGTTCTATGCTGTTTGATATGCATCGCCTTTCCTACGATCTTATTGATATCAATCATATCACACCTTCAATAATGCCCAAACTAAATGTTTTTCAACTTGCTCTCTTACTTTAGCAAAATGTTTAGACTTATACAAGTCCGATTTATCCATATAGTCTAGTTCCATCACAGCCCTATATCTATATTCACTACGATCCAAATACGTTATAGTTTTACAACGCAATTTACCATTACGTTTACCATATAGGACTAACGCTTTTTGGTCAAACAATAATTCAGGATATATTTCCTTTTCGCAGGGCACTTCAACAATGACATAAACGTTGTCACTATTTCCACGCTGTTGATGACCTAGAAAATATATGGGGTTCATGTCAAACCAAAGTTTTAAGTGTATCCACGACACTCTGTAGTGACTGTGCGATTCGCACAAGCCCAACTTCGCCTATTAGGATCCCAACAACAACGCCGACTAAAAATCTCATACAACTTTTACCCTATTCAATTGAGTAATGTTATTATCCTGGCGCTTAACATTACCCTTGATTTGTAAAACAGTGCCAGGAGAAATATCCTGCTTGTAACTGAAAAACACAGCCTGGTCGCTTGTAGTCACACCAGTGAGAAAGTACACGCCCCACTTTTGACTAAACACACTCTTGGTAACTTCAATGGTAGCCTCTACACGCTCACCAACATTACCAAGATAACCCCCCTCGGCAAACTTTATACGACGGTCACGTTCGTCGCGCTTCACGCTACTGATATAACTACCAGGCATGCTAGCGATAACAGCAACATCGTAACCTTCTGTTACAGTTTCCTTCTGCATCAACTCAAGTATACCACGATCAAAGTTACTCATATACTCGCCGCTAAGTACCTTGAACATCTTGCCGTTCCAATATCGCCTCATCTCTTCAGCCATAGTGCGATCAGCATCTATAATATTTTCCTGCAACTCAAGAAACTCAACAGTGAGTTCACGATTGGTTCGTTTATGAACATTGACAGTACCATTGATACTTGGTTCTTCAACCGTAGCAAACTTGATATACGAACCGTTGATACGCTGTGCCGCGCATGCCGCGCTCAACACCAACATAGTGTCATACTGCTTACGCACTTTTGATACACGGGGCATAACTTACTCCGTTAGAATATACTAGGGGTTTTTTGGATCGACTGTAAATTCAAGGCGAGCCATGCGACCAACATACAGCCTACGCTTCTCGTTCCAATCCATCTCTAATGCTTGATTAGTAGGGAAACGAACCCATAGTTTCTTGCTATTGAAGTCAATGATAGGGCAGTTTACGCCCATACCGTTTTCACTACGAACAGTAATCTTCTCGCCTTTACGCAGACTCATTTTCTTCTTTGACCTTGGCTTTGCTTAATAGTGCGGCGATAGCATTTTCAAGGTCGGTAGCATAAGCATACAGATCCTGACTAGCAATCTCTTCACCTTCCATGCTTATAACATAACCGATTGTAGAAAGTGTATCTGCAACCTGTGTCAAACTTTTATTAGCCATTTTACTTGTTCTCCATACAGTAGGTCGAGATGATCCACTTAGCACGATTGATTGCCTGACGGGCATCTTCAGCCCGCATGCTATCAACTTCACCGTACTCAGTACAAATCATTTCCTGCGCATCGCTAAGAATGCTCATAGCCATCATACCAGCACCACTGAAACGGAAAGTCAAACTTTCTTCAATCGCCTCACGCATCTGCTGTTCGGTGCAACCAAACATGCGAACTTGACGAACCTCTTGCTCGGTCATTTCACGCTCAAGACCCGTCGTAGGATTGTAAACTCGCATATCAATCTCCGTGAATCAACTATAGATATATGGTAACACCAAACGGAGATAATGTCAAGCCTTATTTTCCAGCAGAAAAAAGCTAATAGAATCAATAACTTACGATGCCTCAGAATTTCACCTTTAAACCGCACATTCCTTGGTTGGTATCAGACTTACAACCACCGGTATATGCGACAAATTCACCACTTTTATTGAGTTTAATTTGTGCAGAGTAACTTTGAAAGTTATTAGTAAAATTATTAAAAGTCAAGGTAACTGTGTGCGACATAGTTTGCATATTTGTTTTTACAATTGCCCACTCAGTCCCGTCTTTGTGTGCAGTATTAGTGCTAAAGTAAAAATGTCCCTCTTTATAAATTACATCTAAGGGCATTACATATTCTGTCTTATAGGCAACAGATACTGGCATTCTAATAATTTTGGCAGTAGATACATCAAATGTACCATTTTGATTCCCTCGTAGATACAAAGTTTCATTTGTATAACCGAACAAAATATCTAAACGGTTATCAATGGGAATAATTTGTACTTGGTACAATCCATTTTTGTTTTGATTTAGCAATTCATTAGGTAAGAATGTAGTGTTTTTGTAAAACGATCCGTCACCGTTGCCCATTAAAACAACAGGCAATCTTTCAGATTCGCTAATTTGATTAGTCAACACAACATCAACTGCACCATCTTTATTAAGATCAGCAACCGCAGCCTGGTGCGCATATACCTGATAAGGTAATTTAACTTTCTTATAAGTTTTGTCTGACTGGCTTAGATAAACAACAAGATAATCCAAATATGTTTGACGAAAATTGGGGTGACTAACATTCATAGTTCCGCCACCTAAGTCATAATCAATGCCATTACATGATAAAAATACATCAGGTACTTTATCATTATTAAAATCTGCTGTCATGGCATAGGATACTGTAACACAATTATAACGATCTTCACTGACCTTAATCAATTCACTAGTACGGTCTACCCACTTACCAGTGTCGTTTTGTGACAGAAAGTATGCCTTAGCCGGACTGTCAGAAAGATTTGCTATACCGTAAACATTTTTGTGTCTGGTTGTAACAACAAATGCTGAGATTTTTCCTTCTTGAAAGAAATCTCCGAATGTGATTGATCGTTCGTTACTATCCTGTTCATCGGAATCTATCTTGATACCGAGTGCGCGAATAGTAGGTACTTGGGTTGTGTCAAATGGAATAGAATTTTTGTTTTCGTAACTAGTAGTATAAACAGGATAAGGAACAATTACCGCTTGTGATTGTTTTGCGGAAGTACCCGTCCCTGAACACTCTAAAGTATAACTATGTTTGCCTGCATTAGAAACTTCAAATGTTTCACTACCGGATTTCGCTTTTGCGCCAGACCAATTACCTGATGCTGTGCAGCCTGAACTATTAGTGCTATCCCAAGTGACTGTAAGAGTTTCTCCAGTCCTTACAAAAGTTTTATTTACACTTAGTGAAAGAGTGACCGGACTTTGCTGTGAAGAATTTGTAGCGACCGAAACTGAGTTATTACCAGAGTCGCCCCCACCACCGCATCCTGTAAGCACAAGTGCAGAAACAATATAAGCAACCTTACGCATGTCGATCATCCATAGTTACAACAGATGATCATATTGTAACAGGTAGTAGTTAAAAGGTCAAGAGCCCCTTCCCGTTTTTCGGGTAACAGCAGGACCGCCAAAACCCTTAGTATTTACCTTACCATTTTGCCCATTTTTAGGATTAAACTTGCCTTGATGATTATTTTGGGCAGCTTTTTTTCTAGCAAGTATTTCTGATATAGGATTTGGTTTGTCAGAACTCATTTTTTAGTCTCCATATATTCTTTAAAACTACCATATAAAGTAATCAACATAGCAGTTTTACTATCATATATTCTTATGTATGCTGATTTGTAAAAGCGGTTTTTAAAACCTATCCAAAAGGGAGTTTTAAGTTTTTTACCTATGTTAATTACATGGTAATTAAATCTATCAGTGTCAGTGTTTAAATGGAATTCAAAAAATTCTACATCTAACATTTCAAAGGCTTTTTTTCCTTCGTCAGTCAATCTTAGATTTTTAGTGCTTCTACCAGTAAACCAATAGCGTTTATATAATTTGTTAACATCGATATCGGGTTCTAATTTATCTTTAAGATTTTGATAAAGGATTTCTGTTATTTTTGTTTTATTTAAATTAATCATCTGGATAAACTTGACGGCCTTGATTCATAAACACTACCGTAAACTTATCTGTTTTAAAAAGGCTATTCAATTTGCGACACAAATTTCTAGCATGTCCAGGATTGCTGAAACTTGTTTTCTTATATTTAGGTGCTACTTCATTTGCTAGATAATGTTGACTTTTTAAGTTAATCGGTTGCCCATCATAAAACACAGCCCAAATTCCCGATGCTTCTACAATCTGATCGCACTTATATGTTGTTTTGTCTACATGCTCTAGTATGACTTTTGGTTGTGTTCTACTCATTTAAAACTACCGCCTGTTATTTGTACTTTTATTATCTCTTCCTTTTTCTCAACACTATTCTTCTCATGTAAATCAGACAATAATTTTGCTAATTCATCTCTTAAGAATCGTGCCTCATCCAGTGGAAGGACTACATCCTTCATGCGACGGCCTTCGGACAAGCTAACTTTTTCGATGAATCTCTTAATTTGTAGCATCAAGTATTTATATGCTGCTTTGCTTCTATTTCTGTTTTAAACGGACCCTGATATGGATACCGTTGAATAAAGATATATTTAGGGCAAAAAGTTGTCTGATTTACGCCATTTTGCTCGATATTGTACCATCCTGCTACATGATAGCATTTACTCTTCCTTGATTTTGTGAATAAATGCAGTTTTCGCTTGATATCAAATAGATTGTTATAAGTTTTTGAGGTAGTAGGATATTCAGGATATGGAATTTCAGACTTGATTTTATTTGATTTTATGGGCTGAAACCGTATTTTAGTATTTCGCTTAATATCATCTGTGTTTGAAAAAACAGTATCGTTACCGTTGAGTTTAACAGTAAAACCAGATCCGTTAGCTAAAACATTTCCAACTTTCTTTTCGCCATCAGTCACTACCCAATATTGGTCCTTGATGATAGGCTTAGCAATCAATTCACTCATAATTACTCCTGTAATTTTTCCCAAATATATTCACTTTCACGCACATAAGCAACTGGTGCGATCCAACCATTGCTTACCCACACTTGTAGTTGTAATCTAACTTCTGGAGGGCAATCATTTGAAACACTAATGGCGGCGCGTGGATACTCCACAAGATTTTCAATAAATTTAAATCCTTTGTCGCCCTGTTTTATTCCTAAAACTTTAGACTGCTTCGTTGACAAGTTCAAGCAACTCTCCTTTATAAGGATTGTTCAACCATTTAGCATAACTTTCAGCCTGCTCACTAACTTTGTTGAGTTCGTATTTGCCACAAAACTTCATAAAGTGTACACCAACTTGCGGCGTAGTTTTGATACGCACACCAGTAGTGATAGCAACATCAACAAGATCCTTGATATCGTCGGGCTGTGCTGTCAAGTCGATCAATAACTTATTGCGCTCATACAAGTCCTTGACACGATATTCAACACCGTCAGGGTCTGCCCAACGCTGTAGCATCATGTTGTTCCAGTTAAAGCCTTGTTTGGTACGATCAGCATAAGCCTCAATCAAGCCGACTTTGTTCTTGCTACCCTTAGTGCGTACACCGGGATAAGCACTAAACACATTGTCACCTGCATCACCGCGCATGATCTTCTCAAAGAGATGGAACTGTGGATCACCAAGTGTCTTATGCTCGCCAGTTTTCTTGTCCTTGACAGGCTTACCCTTATCATCAAAATAACCTTCTAGCGTGATCAATTGGTTAGCAACGCCATTATATTGTTTGACATTAGTAGCAATCAATTGCACATAATCGGTATCGCTGCTGATGATATAATGTTCGTCGTTGGGATGTAGATGAACAAATCGTGCGATTAAGTCATCTGCTTCTGCCCGTTCATGGCGCAATACGCTTACATTTGTTTTTTCACGCAAGAAGGTCGTAAACATGTCGTATGTTTCCCAGAACATCTTGTTCTCTTCTGCTTCACTCTCAGTCAATGCTTGCTCGGCAACTTTACGATGTGCCTTATATTGTGGGTACACATCCTTACGCCAACTACGACCCTCAAGACAGAACACAACGTGATCAATGCCATACTTGCGTACAACTTGATTCACGCTTGAGAGAGTGAGGTGCAATGCCATGCCGATCTTCTCCCATGTATCGCTATTACGA